CAGAAACCGGATATGGCGACCTGTGGACGGTAGCCAACCGCATGGGTGTTCGCACTGTGCTACACGCCAACTACGAATTCTTGGACCCACGCGACCAACCATCTATGTGGGCCGCACCAAGCCTGTGGAACTTCGACCGCTTCCCGGCCGGCGCCACACACCTACCCGTTCCGATAGAAACGGACCGCTTCCCGGTCACCGACAAACCGTTGACAGCAACACGGTTCCTGCACGTCGTCGGAAGACCCGCCGTCTACGACCGCAACGGCACCCTCGACCTGTTACAGGCATTGCAGCATGTGACCGCCCACATCACCGTCACCATCACCTGCCAACACCCCACATACGTCACCGGTCTTATCTACGACCACCAGATCCGCACACCAGACAACGTGACGCTCATCCTGGATTCGGTAGACCACGACAACTATTGGACGGTCTACGACAATCAGCACGCCATGATCCTGCCGCGGCGCTTCGGCGGCCTATGTCTACCAGCCAACGAAGCCATCGGCGCTGGAATCCCGGTCATCATGCCCGACATCGACCCCAACAACACCTGGCTTCCCGCCGAATGGTTGACACCAGGCATGGTGTCCGGGGATTTCCGGGCCAAGCAACACATCTTCGTGCACCGCACCGAACCCGACGCCCTAGCCGCCAAGATCGACCAGCTCGCCCTTGACAACGACTTCTACGTTCGGGCCTTGGCCAAAGCCCACCTTCTACGCGAACAGTTGTCGTGGGAAAGCCTGACACCCCGATACCGTGAAGTCCTCGGATGATCGGAATAGTCGCTCACACAGCCCGACTTGAGCAGGCCAGCGGACTTGCCGATCATGTTGAAGCCACCTACCTATCCGTTGATGACGGCACACTCGGTTGCAACGCCAACCACAAAAAAGTGTGGAAACACCTTGCCGAACAGTCCACAGAATGGTCCATCGTCCTCGAAGACGACGCGATCCCCGTAGACAAATTCCTAGACCAGGCAACGCAAGCACTCGCTACCACACCCGCACCAATCGTGTCCTTCTACCTGGGAAAACACCATCTCCCACAACTTGACATCGAGCGAGACAAACAACAAGCCATCGCCCGAGCGGACGCCGCCGACGCACACTGGATCATTAGCCGCCAACTACTCCACGCCGTCGCCGTGGCTGTACGCACCGACCACACCCAATCCATGCTTGACCACCTCAACCAGCTACCCGACTTCTTCCCCATCGACGAAGCCATTTCCCACTGGGCAACCAACAACTTCATTGACGTCGCCTACACATGGCCATCACTCATCGACCACGCAGACCTACCCACCCTGTTCCGACACCACGACAAACTCCCTCGGCCACCAGGCCGCATCGCCTACCGAACAGGAACACGCGACATTTGGACAGACAAGGCGGTGACACTATGAGCCGAACAAAAGACCGCGCCTACCTACGCAACCGCAAGAAGATCCGCAACGAAGACACCTGCTGGCTTTGCGGACAGTGGATAGACGAACAGTTCAAATCACCCCATCCCATGTCATGGTCAGCAGACCACGTCATCGCAGTGACACGCGGAGGCGACAACCGCAACGGCGAGCTCAAGCCAGCGCACCGCATCTGCAACCAGAAGCGATACAACAAGCAGCCGGCCACGCACACTCATGGCAGACAGTGGTGATTCTTCCTGGCGTCGCGGACTGGGTGCAGCGCGCATCCAGGCGGCAATGAAGGCCATAGAGGACGCTGGACCGGGCTGGGGGCCAACCCCTGAGCCCACAGGCACGCCGCAGCTCAGGGCTGCGGCGAATATCCCCCCGACCACCGAAAACCCGGAGAGCTGATGAGAAAAATCGCTGTAATGCTGATGGTGTCGGCGTCAATTCTGGCGGGTTGCAAGACCGGTCAGGATTTGGTGTTGCCCAATCAGTCCTTGCCGGCTGTTGGGTGCAGTGACTGTCGCTGACGCGTTCTCCTCGGGGAATCGGGTGGCGTCGTTGACGGCGTTACGTGACTATTTGGCCGGCTTGGTCGACGACTTTGATGGGGCGCCGAAAGATATTGCCCCGATCACGAAGCAGCTCGCTGATGTCGTTCGTGAGCTGGACGTCTTGGCCCCGGTTCAGCAGCGGAAAGGGACTGCGTTAGATGAACTTGCCGCTCGGCGTGCAGACGCCGCGGGTTCACGTCGCGCCTAAAGGCCGCTTCCGTGGGGACGGCGAAGACGCCGCCTTTCTTTCGTCTTCTTACGGGTTGGCCCCGGATCTGTGGCAAGCCCAAGTCCTCGAGGATTGGATGGCCCGCGTTGGCCGCCAAGGAAAATGGTCGTCGCTTTCCTGCGGGCTGGCCGTTCCACGGCAGAACGGAAAAAACGCCATCCTCGAGATGCGCGAGCTGTTCGGTATGATTCAGTTGGGCGAAAAGTTTTTGCACACCGCCCACGAAGTGAAAACGGCCCGCAAAGCCTTCATCCGGTTGGCTTCGTTCTTTGAGAACACCCGCAAATGGCCTGAGCTTGCCGAACTGGTCAAAGACATTCGGCGCACCAACGGCCAAGAAGCCATCGTGCTGACCAACGGCGGCTCGGTCGAATTCGTCGCCCGGTCGAAAGGCTCGGGTCGTGGTTTCACCGTCGATGTTCTGGTGTGCGATGAGGCCCAAGAACTTTCCGACGACGCGTTGGAAGCTTTGATGCCCACGACTTCGGCGGCGCCACTCGGTAATCCGCAATGGATTTTCACCGGCACCCCGCCCGGGCCGACCGCGACCGGGGAAGTATTTACCCGTATCCGCGACGACGCCCTGTCGGGGAAATCGTCACGGTTGGCGTGGCATGAGTGGTCGTGTACCGGGTCAGCCGATTTGGACGACCCGCTGTCTGCCTCGTCGGCGAACCCGGCTTTGGGTGGTCGGTTGCAGTGGGATGTGGTCCAGGGCGAACGCTCACGCTTCTCCGATGAAGGTTTCGCCCGAGAACGGTTGGGCATGTGGGATTCGGCTGGCTCACAGCGGGTGATTTCTGCGGACTCGTGGAAAGTTGTTGCCGACGCAAACTTGAAGGACCGCGGCGACGACGTGGCCATTGCGTTTGATGTGTCCCCGGACCGGTCGACGGCCACGATTGCGTCGGCCGCCTGGACCACCGAAGGGTTGCCTTATGTGGATGTGGTGGAGTCGCGCCGCGGGGAACCGGATTGGGGTGTCCAACGGTTCGTTGACATGTGCGAACGCCATGAAGTTCGGGCAGTCGTTGTGGATGGGGCCTCGGCGGCATTTTCTCTGGCCGATCCTTTACGTCAGCGGGGATTAACGGTCACTGTTACTAGTGCTCGCCAGATGGCTGCGGCGTTCGGAAACTTTTACGACACCGTCATGGATGGCGGGATGCGTCATTTAGATCAGCCGCTGCTCAATTCTGCGTTGGCGGCGGCCCGTAAACGTAAGATCGGCGACTCGGGATTCGGGTGGTCGCGTAAGGATTCGGAGTCCGATATCACCCCGGTGACGGCGGCGACGTTGGCGTTATGGGGCTTGACTTCCGGTGAGGTTGCCGACAAGCCGAAAGTTAGGACAGGTAAAGCGTGTTTCATCTAGAGGAGGAGGGTTGCGGTGCTTGATGAGCAGCAGATTCGCGCCCTCGTTTCGGATATGTGGTTGTTGCGGCAGCGTGAAATTGCTGTCTTAGACAACATTTACGACTACATGCAGGGCCGCCGCGGTTTCCCGAACACTCCCGATAGTTGTGAAAAGGAAATTGAGAACCTTGCACGGCTGTCGATGAAAAATGTGTTGCCGCTCGTGCGGGATGCGTTTGTGCAGAACTTGTGTGTTGTCGGGTATCGCTCTGCGTTGGCGAAGGAGAATGCTCCAGCTTGGAGGATGTGGCAGTCGAACCGGATGGATGCCCGCCAGGTTGAGGTGTACCGGCCGGCGATCACCTATGGGGCTTCGTATGTTGTGGTGACCCGCGATGAGGATTCTGATGAGCGGGATGTTCGGTGGCGGCCACGCTCTCCCCGGCAACTGTTGGCCGTGTATGAAGATCCTCAAATGGATGAGTGGCCGCAGTACGCCTTTGAGATGTGGGTCGATAACTGCGATGCGAAAGCTCGCCGTAAAGCTCTCATTTACGACGACGAGTATTTGTATCCAATGGATTTGGGTGAGGTTCCTGCTTCGGCGGTGTCGATTGACCCGAACAGCATTGATTTTGCCCGCACGTTGGGGTCGATGTCGTTGGGGGAGCCCATTGCTCACGGCGCATCGGTGTGTCCGGTGGTCAGGTTTGTGAATGCCCGGGATGCCGACGACACGATCGTGGGGGAGATTGAGCCCCTGCTGGTGTTGCAGCGGGCACTAAATTCAGTCAATTTTGATTCGATGATCGTGTCCAGGTTTGGCGCTTTCCCGCAAAAGGTGATTACCGGCTGGTCTGGGACTTCCTCAGAGGTGTTAGCAGCCTCGGCGCGGAGGGTGTGGGCGTTCGAGGACCCGGATGTGAAAACGTCGTCGTATCCGGCCGCCGACCTCGGTCAGTACGACGCGAAACTGACCGAAATGTTGGAGTTCATTGCCACGGTAGCCCAGGTGTCGCCGGCCAAACTAAATCCGAAACTGTCACATGTGTCGGCCGATGCCCTGGCTGCGGCCGAGGCGAATGAGCAGCGTAAGACCGAGTCGAAGCGCGACACGTTCGGCGAGTCGTGGGAGCAGTGTTTCCGGCTTGCCGCCGAAATCAGTGGAGATTCGTCTACCGCTGGTGATGAATCGTCTGAAGTGATTTGGCGGGACACAGAGGCCCGGTCTTTTGCCGCGGTCGTGGATGGTATCCAAAAGTTGGCAGCCTCCGGTATCCCCATTGAAGAGCTGGTCGACATGATTCCTGGTGCTACACAGCAGAAAATTCAGTCCATCAAGGAATCCTTGCACCGCAGCCAAGCCAACGGGTTAGTCCGGCCTTTGCAGGCACCTAATCTTGGGACGATGCCGAATCCGCCTACTGAGGTTGGCAAGCCGATGATTGACAATGCGGTCACCAAGTGAAGTCGTCGACTTTCACCGTCTGATCGCTAACTAAATGCGCTGCCCCTAAAAAGCTTTCCCCCTGTTGGGGATAGACGCCCCGCCCAAGCGGTCAATTGGGCTGAACCACTAACCCCGAAAGGGTGATTTCCGCATGAGCGAGATTGACGAAAACACTGCCGCTACCAATGAGGACGGCAGCGATTTCCAACCCATCACATCCCAAGAGGCGCTGGACAAAATCATTGGGCAGCGCATCGACGGTGTGAAGAAGAAATACGCGGGATTCGACGAACTGAAAGCGAAAGCCATCAAGTTCGACGAGTTCCAGGAAGCGTCCAAGTCAGAGCTGGAAAGGGTGTCCGAGAGGGCGCAGCAGCTTGAGGCTGAACTCGCTTCGGAACGTGAACGCGCCGGTAAAGCCTCTGTGGCCGCGGCGAAGGGCGTTCCAGTCTCGGCGTTGTCCGGTTCAACTCCCGAAGAATGGGAGCAGGCGGCCGACGCGCTGCTGGAATGGCGTGCTGCACAGGTGCAGGACAAACCCGCCAAACCTGTACGAGGTTTGAAGTCCGGTGCAACAAGTGCCGACCAAACACTCGACCCCAAAGAACGTGCGGCTGCGGCAATCCGCGCCATGCGGTCCCAAATATAAAAACCCCCAAAGAGTCGAAACACTCTGCGGGCTATCCGAAAGGAAATAGAACGAAATGGTTGATATCAACCGGTCAGATGTCTCGACCCTCATCGAGGACGCGTATTCGCAAGTCCTCCTGCAAGCGGCCGCGGCGGGCTCTCAGGCCCTCCAGGCTTTCCCGACGGTGAACTTGGGTACGAAGACCACCAACATGCCGATGCTGGCAGCCCTGCCCCAGGCCGGGTGGGTCACCGAACAGGCCGAGGATTCCTCGGGCACCAAGCCCACCAGTGAGGTCCGCTGGAAGAACACCACGATGGTCGTTGAAGAGATCGCCGTCATCGTGCCTGTACATGAGGACGTTCTCGCTGACGCCACCACCGACGTGTTGTCGGAGGTTTCCGCACTGGCCGGTCAGGCCATCGGCCAGAAGCTCGATCAGGCCATCATCTGGGGTGTCGGTAAGCCGGCATCGTGGACTAGTGCTGCGCTGTACTCGGCGGCTTCGACTGCTTCGCAGACTCAGGCCATCACCTCCGGTGCTGCCAACACGGCGGACATCGTGGGTGCGGTGAACACCTCGGCGAAGACCCTCGCCGGGTTGGGCTTGTTGCCCGACACCCTGCTGGCGAACTTGACGTTCCGCTACGAAATCGCCAACATCCGCGATTCCACCGGTCAGCCGATCTTCCGTGATGAGTCGTTCGCCGGCTACAACACCTCGTTCAGCCAGAACGGAACGTGGGACAACTCGCGGGCCAAGTGCCTCATCGTGGATTCCTCCCGCGTGAGGGTGGGCATCCGCCAGGACATCACCGTAAAGTTCTTGGATCAGGCCACCGTCGGTGGAATCAACCTGGCCGAAAAAGATATGGTGGCCCTGCGCTTCAAGGCCCGCTACGGGTACGTGTTGTCGACCGGTGCTACCGCGTACAGCTCGGCGCCGGTTCCGGTCGCCGCGGTCATCAACGCTGGCTCCTAACAATGGCGTATGCAACTTCGTCTGATGTGTTGGCCGCCGTCGGGCGGTCACTCACAACAGCGGAATTGGGGTCTGTCAACAATCAACTTGACCAGGCCACCGATCTCGTCGCCGCCTACTTGGGCACAGAACCGAACCCGGTTCCTGATGCTGTAAAACGGGTGGTTGCGACGATGGTTGCTGCCGTGTTTGACAAGCCTTCTATCACCATCGCTGACTATGACGCCAGCGGCTACTCCACTGCGCGGGAAGCCGCTGGCGTTCATGTCGGCATGGAATCTGCTACGACCTCGGGGCCGTGGTTGACGAATGCGTTGAAGGAACGGTTAAAGCCGTACCGGATTGCTGTTCGGTCGGTGGCTGTGACATCCGAATTCGGTTCTTGAGAATGCCTGAGCTACGCTTTGAGGAGCGCAACGAGGGCTTCTACGAGTTGCGCCAGTTGCCGGAGTTGCGGTCGTTTGTTCTGCGTGTGGCACAGGATGTCGCCGCGGGCGCTAATGAGGCCCTCGGTGACGTTGACGGCTACCCGGCCAACACTGAGCATTTCCGCGTGTCGTCACAGCAGGGCCGCAAGAACCCGCAAGGTCGTTGGCGTGCCAACGTGGTCGCGGTGACGGCGGCGGCTCAACGCTACGAAGCGCAGCACCAACTTTTGTTGAGGCTTCTTGGCGGCGCTAAATGATGTGGCCGACGCCGCAGCCTGCGTTGAAAACGGCGCTGGCGATCCTGCGGGATGCGTTCGGTAATGTGCCGGTGTCGGCGAAAATGCCGAAACAACGGCCGCTGCGGTTTGTCCGGGTGGACGTGATCGGCGGCAGCCGTGTCGACGTTGTGACCACCAGCGCCCGGGTGCTCATTGAGTTGTTCGGCGCGGACCCGGAAACATGCGAGTCGATGTATTCCACAGCGTCGGCGGCGATGCTCAACGCCCAATCGACGGTGGTCTCAGGTGCTTTTGTGCGTTCCTGGGACGACGAGCAGGGGCCGGTGGCCCGTGCGCACCCCGATGTGATCGACATGGATCGGTGGCAATTCCACGGCGACCTTACCCTGTCGACCACGACAGCGGTCGTCACGGCC